TGTCCCAGACAGGCGTGTCGCGGTAAAAATACACCACGATTTCTTTTTGTTCGCTGCCCACCCTCACGTTAGCGGTTTCGCCCCTAAACAACGGAACCATGCCGTAAAGCTTCATTCTTTCGTTGACGAAGGGACAGTCAAACTTGTAAGCGTTATGACCCACAATAGCGTCGGGAGAAAACGCCTCTAGTTCCGCTTTCAGTGCCTCTAAAACCTCTTTTTCTTCGCCTTCCAAAATGACAAATCGGTTTTCGTCTGTGTGTAAAAGCAAACCAACCAAAAGGATTTTGTCGCTTTCGCTGCTTAGTCCTTCGGTTTCTATGTCAAGCACCGCAACGCGGTACGGCGAAGTAGCCCTTATTCCCGTTCTTATCAACTCTCCGACGCCGTCGGGTAGAAAGCCCTCGTGGCTTGGCACAAGCGAAAAGCCGTCGCCGTATGTGCAAACGGCGTTTCGGACTTCATTCGATTTCTTCAGGGTATAGTTCGTCTTCGGCAAATAGACTTTCCAGTCCTTCCCGCAGATGATGTTCTTCAAAGTTATCACCTTCTTTCGTTGTCTGAACAGCAGGACAAAAGTCCCACATAGCACATCTGTTGGGATGGCAGGTGCTTCCGTGTTTTGGACGGAAACCCGCAAAGTTCTGTTCGCCTATTCGTTCGGCTAACCAACGCATTTCGCCTAGTAAGCGTCTCAGCGTGGCGTTGTTCGGTTCTATTTCAACGGTTCTTTTTTCTACGTCGCCGTTGGGTTCAAAGAACAGAAAAGAAACCGTGTTTGCTTCAAATAAATAAGAATAAACCATCAGCTGGTTGTAGTTGTAACGGTGCTTTTTTCTCGTGAACTTCAAATCCATGACTTCGCGTTTGCCGTTTTTCTCTATGAACACATCGCAAACACCACGCAACAACACGTTCTCTGCGATGGGCTTCTCTTTTTCGTATTCTCTTCTAAAAACGTCTACTTTCTCTGCTGGAACGACACGAAGCAGGCTGGTTTGCCATTGTTTAATTGGTTGCGCTTCCCAAGCTTTGACGCCTGTTTCTAAATCAAAAACGGCTTCGCGTCCACGAGTGGTTTTCTCTATGACGTCAATCAACACAAACGGTTCTTCTTCAAAACCGAATTGACGACCTATTGTTCTTTCAAAATACTCATGACACAAAAGACCGACAAATTGCGGTAAAAACAGCTTTCCGCTGTAACCAAAATGTTCCATCAACGCCACACGAAGCGGACACTGATGGTAGTTCTCTAGTTTGTAAAAAGCGATTTTATTCATCTGTTTTCTTTGCCTTTTGTTCTTTCTCTGTAACGGCTTCTTCTATTCTGCCGTAGACGTGAAAATACATGCCGATGACGTCAATGACGTGTTCCGACGGCGTGTAACGCTTGAAGCCCAGCTTTTTGTAATCCACACCTGCCCTTAAAGCCCAGTTTGACGGATGCACCCAACGTGTGGTGATGCCGTAGCCCTTCAGGTAACCACTCACAAACCCACAAGCACCCGCTAACCTGATGTTAGGGTAAACGGGTTCCTCAATAACGGCTTCGTCTTCTTCGTGTGGATTTGTGTTCGCGAAGATGAACTTCTGAATAAAGTCGCAAAGTTCGCCGTTTGTGCCGTAAACGGAATAGCAGTGCAGTCCGTTTTTTGTAGAAAACAGAATGCCCCAAGTGCCCCTATAAGCCTTTTTTTCGTTGCCTTCTCTCCAGTCCGTCGCAGCAGGGTCTATACATATCGCACCTACTTTCGGCGGGTTGCATTTGATTAAATAGCTTTCTCTGATTTTCATGAGACGAACCCCCTTTTTGAAAGGGGACGGCAGACGTCTGCCGTCCCGCTAAGCTGTGCGAAACTTACTACCTGTTCCCAAGTAGTTTATCAAGGAACGCCTTCACTTTCGGCTTGTCTATTTCGCCTTCGGCTTCAGGCGTGGTGTTCCGCATGTAGACCAACGCCTGTTTCCGCGTAACGCCTATCTCTTCTACGAAGGCGTCTATGGCTTCTTCTTTGGTGTCTACACCAAAATAGTCCAGCCAACCGTCTTTGATGTCGGCGTCTGCGCTACTTCGCGTAGTAACGGCTTCGGCGTCGGTTTGTTTTTTCGGCGGATAAAACAGCACTTCCATGCGTTCTTTTCCGTAAATGGACATGGCATGACGCAAAGCCTCTAACGGGTCGGCGTCGTAAATAATGCGTCCGCCTTCGTTTTTTCCGCTTAGGTGTATTCTTGGCAGATGGTAAAGGTAACGTCCGACGCCAAGATGACTAAGCAGACGGCGATACAAATCGGTAACGGCGGACTTCGGCGGTTCGGAAGCGTTAGCCGTAGCGTAACCCGCATCGGCTACTTCGTAAGTCGTGATGCCGTCGCCGTCGGGTAAATCCAAACGCAACGAACCTAAAGCGCAAACGGCGTCGCCGATTTCCCTGATTTCGCTTACGACGAAGATGACCTTTGAACCAGCAGGAAGCGCAGACTGTAGGCGTTCTTCCATTTTGCGAAGGTCAACGTAATACGCCATCCAGAAACCGCTTTTGGTTCCAGTAACGATGCGATAGTCATGGTCTTCAATCGCAAACGGTTCGGACAGCGTTTGCACCAGTTCGTTCAGTTTGCTGTTCTGATTGACTGTGGTTTTGGTTGCCATTTTTTGTTACCCCCTTTGTGATGTTTTTGGTTGTTTTATTTTTCGTCTCCGTTCATTCCTGAAAGCCGTTCTAGACTTTGCTGTAGGTTGGCAGACATTTCAAAACCGATATGTTCGCCTGAAACGCTTACCACAAGCGTTGCTTCAATGCTGTTCTTTTTTAGAAGAACCAGCGACAGCAGACTGGTTTTGTTGTTTTTGGAAACCCGTAACCGAACGGTGTATCCGTTGTGCCTAAAGTCGCAAACGACTGAACTTTCCGCGTCTCTGAAGCCCTGATGTGTGGTGGCGGATGTTTTGGTTACACCGTCCAACCAAAGCAGGGTTTTGGTGTCCTCAATGATAAACGCTATGCAACAACCGTAGCCCCACATCAGTTTACCTTCGCGAAACATGCCGTCATGCTGTTTCAGAACGAAGTCCAAGCCGTTTACACTTAGCGTCGTTACGGTTGTTTCAGTTGCTGTGTCAATCGGCTGAACCATAGATTTCCTGTTCCTTTCTTTGTGTTAGCTGAAGACCATACTGCGTCAGCGAAGCCTCTGCGTCGCCGTAGCTTTCAAAAAACGTCCAACCCGCAAAGTCGGTCATGAAAGTAAACAGACAACGGGTGGTTTCTTTGTCTTCACCTTCGCCGACGGCGATGACCACCTGACCGATTTCTTCGTCAGCGCAGTCCTTAGGGCTGAAAACAACAACGCGAAGCATGACGTCGCCGTTTTCGTCAAGCCATTTCCATGTGTGGGCTTCGCCGTTCTGTTCGTCATGAACGTAATCCAGTGCGTCAAAGCCCCATTCGTTTGCTAAATCTTCGGTCAGCATCCAAAGTGTAGCCGACCGATGGCGTGTGTCCGCTACGAGAAGCGGAAGTTCGCCTTCAAACTCCACGCGGTGAATGCAACGCTTTTCTCTGTCGCAATCCACGAAAAGCATCGTTCTGTCTAGGTAAAGCCGATAACGCATTTTTGACACCCCCTTCAGGTTCGTTTTTGGTTTTCGCTTTGTTGGACGAAAAGCTTCGTTGAAAAGTTCCCAAATCGGTGTGTTCATTTTTGAATGACATCAAAAACTTTGACGACAGGCATGTCTATGTCTTTGTAAAGCCTCACAGGCGGTTCTGGGTAATCTATTTTACTCAAAACAGCCACAACGTCGGGGTTGACGCTTTTGGAAAGCACATAGAACTGAGGGTGAAACAGCCTGTTGAAAAACAGCGTAAACAGGGTTCGGGTCTGTTCTTCGTTTCTGCTTCCGTAGACGGCTTTGAAGAAACTCGTCAGCGGATTAACGGCGATGACGACGGGAGTGACGCAAAAATGTATGCGCAACGCATCCAAAAACACTTCGGTAGCACTGCGGGGGTAATACAAACCATAATCGCTAAAGAAACGAATGCCTACTTTTTCGCGACCCTTTTTGAGGTAACGGTATTCTTCAGCGATGTCTTGGTTGTTGTAGCCCTCTAAGGTTACGACGGTCTTCTCTGTTGAATTGTCGCACAGCTGAACCTCTTCTAACTCCACCATAGGTCATTCTCCTTTCCGTGTGTTGGCTATGCTTATTATACCAAACGCTTTGCGATTTTGCAACCCCAACGCGGTGCTTTTCACCAAAAACCCGAAAAATTGCTGGGGCTATATTATTATATTTTATAAGCAGGGGGGGTAGGGTAGGAAGTTTTTATTTTTTTTCTTCCCGTTGTAAAACAAAAAAAATTAATTTAAATTAATTTTTTTTGTTTTATAACGGGTATTACTGGGAATATATTCCCAGTAATACCCGTAAATAAAAAAAATAAATATTTATATATTTATTTTTTTTACAAGCGGGTGGGGTTTTTTAAAAACCCCACCCGCTTGTTAATTAAATTACATAAACCCCCTTCTTGGTTAGGGTTGTTTTTATGTAATTTTTCTTTCTTACTTTCGGGGTAGTAATTCTTACCAACCCCACCCCCTGCTTTCTGTTTTTTTTGCGTAGCGCAACGCAGTCGCGTAAAGCACAACGCGGTTGCGTTGCAAAAGCTTTAAGACGTAAGCACCGTCAACGGGTGCTTGGCGTTACGAAACCACAAAGCGTTGCGCAAAGCACCATACACCACACCCCACCCGCTTACGAGAAAAAAAACAACGTGGTTTAAGCCCAATTCGTAGAAGCCCCGTAATTGCGCTACGTTGGCTTTACAGCGTTGAAATATGCCACCTAAGGCTTCCACCCTTAAAAGCACCATCAAACGCTGTAAAAGCCTGCTGAACCGATTAATGTAGCAAATGGCTTTTTTTAGCGTTGATGGCTTTTTAAGCGTCGTTTGATTTTTTTGGAAACTGGTAATTTTTGTGGAACAAAATCGCGAAACTTGGTGTATAATAAAGCGTAGAACCGAAGCGGAAAAACCGACAGCAAAGGAGAAATGGCTTATGCGTTGGATAATCGTTGACACCACATACAAAGAACATTTGCGCAGGCTGAGAAAAAACAGAGACGACGTCATGCGCTTTGTGGCTAAGACACGCGACGGCGAAGAGGTAGTAGTTGCACCGCCGTTAGAAGCCATGCGTTTGATTTCCAGTGGCGAAATTGACGTCATGTCTGAAGCCGTTTGGCGGGTTTTTTCGCCTGACCTGTGGTGCTTAGTTCAAAAGCTGCTTTTCTATTTGTTAGACGACGTTTTGTTTATCGTTACCACGAACGACCTGATGGTTGTTCACCCACAAAACGTCATTGAAGACTACCCAAACAATTGGCTTCTTAGCTACGACAAAAACGTCAAAATCATCTACAAGGGGGCGGATTACAAATGAAACGAGTAAAAATCACCAGAGACGCAGTGCTTAGCAACCCAAGCGGTTACGTTCGTTTTCTACAGGCTTTGCCTTTCGTTCGCACCGTTTTTCGTTGCGCTAACAAAGAACCGCTGTTTTCCAACTGGGCAACGGAAAGCGACAACGAAGCCCTTATGGTGGAACACCTACGCAACGGCGGACAGCTTGGTGTTTCTTTGAAATCGGGTTGGGTCGTTGTAGACATAGACAGCAACGCCGACCCTGAGAGGCTGTCAAAGGTGTATCCGTTTGTCTTCAAGACCGTTCGCGGTTGTCATCTTGTTTTCCGACAGCCCAACTGGGCTAACCTCAAGTGCGAAACGAAGGTAGAGACCGTTAGCGGTTACTTGGTAGACTACAAAGTGTTGCGACCCAACCGCAAAGGCGTTTACATCGTTGCACCCTGCACCGAAGACGGACGCGACTTTGCTTACGCACCCAAAGAAGAAGCCGACGTTCCTTTGCTTCCGTTGGAGTTTTATTTACGGAAGCACCACGAGTTTCCCGTCAACGAAGGCGAACGCAACAACACGCTGTTCCGCATTATGCGTCAGTGCAGGTTGTTCATGAAGGAACACCCTGAGGTAACAGAAAACGAATATCGCGGTTGCGGGTTTCGTTTGAACAAACTGTTACCAGAACCGTTACCAGAGGACGAAATAGAAAACTTAGTAACAAACGCCATGACCTTACCAGACGAAGACGGCTTTGAGGAAACGCTAAAGCTATTGGAGACCGTTACTCCAGAAGAAAAACAGAACCCTTTTTTGAACATCAGGTCGTTGAACGAAATCAACGGCACTTCACGACCTTACTTTTGGGAAGGCGTCTGCAGAAAAGGCGACGTGGTTCTTCTCAGTGGCGCACCTAAGTCAGGCAAAAGCACCTTTGTGCGAAGCGTTGCGCTTTCCACTGTGAACGAAACGAACTGGTTCGGTAACATCCGAAGCGGAACGGTGCTTTGGTATGCCTTTGAAGAATACGCCGTTGACATTCGCGATATGGTCATGGTGGCTTCTGAGAGATACGGTTTGAAAACCGACGGCGTTTACGTTGTGGAAGCCAACCCAACCGAAAGCAACGACCCCGTTAGCGACTTCGTTGAAGCGTTGCGACTGCACTGTCAAAAAGTAAATCCCGCTTTGGTCATTGTGGACACCGTCGGACGCTTAATGAACGGCGTAGACATCAACGATTACATCAGCGTCGGCAGGTTCATTGAAGCCATTCGTTTCGCCGTTCGGGACATTCCTTCTCAGCCTGTTGTTTTGCTGGTTCATCATACCAACAAATCACTGGAACGCACCCCGCTTGGTTCACAGGCGTTTCAGGGTTCCTGTGACGTTTTGATTACACTGGAACGTTCGCAGAATGAAACCTCGTTTAGTGCTATCGGGAGAGGAACACATCCCAAATACATGGAAAAAACGCCGTTGTATTTTGACATGGGCGTTCTTCGTAAAGAGAACGCCGTTCCGCAGGGCGTTACTACGTTGGTTCGTTTGATACACGAACGAAGGCTGAACGACGCCGAACAAATCATGAACTACGGCAAAGGCGCATTCAGGTCGGACATACGGCGAATGTTCCGCATGGGTCTGTTATACGAAGACGGCGACAAAATATACACCAACAGCAACCATCGGCTACTGGAGAAGTATTTGGGCGAACCAGATGACAACGTCATGGAAGCCCTTAGCGTTTTTGAAGCCACAGCCGAAGAGGTCGCAGTTGGCGAAACCAGAAAAACTGTGGTAGAATACCCAACAGAGGCTTCGGCTAACTTAGAAGAACAGAAACCGTTGGCAGCCGTTGCTGTTTTAGAACCGAACGAAACGGAAACCACAGACCAAAGGAGTTGCATACAGATGGAAGGAGAAGAAGACGACATGATGCTGAAACAACTCAAAGAACGCGGATGGGTCTTTCTTGAAGACGTAGACCCGTTCTGCGATGACACGTATTACAAAACAGAAGACCATGCGTTCATGTCTTCAAAAACGCCTGAAGAAGCCCTAGAGAAACTCAAAACCGAAGAACGCGACCCTTACTTAGTGGAAGTGTTGAACATGGCTTACACAGCGTTCAAGCAACCGCTAAGAGGCGAACTGTTTGACGTCAACTGGGGCGCACCTGTTGCGTTTCTGCCGACGTTTGTTGGCGGAAAACCGCGTTGGGTTGTGTTCTTAGCACCGCCCTATGCTGACTTAACGCCGTTGTTATCGGCAGGCAGACATGCCGTCAGGCTGAACAGACCTTTCTTCTTGGAACCGAACCATGCTGAAACCTGAACAGAAAGACAAACTGATACAGTGGTTTTCCGAAGGACGCAGTGCAGAATACATCATCAATCAGATGCGTTTGGAAGGCGTGTTTCTAACGCCTTCCGACGTCCTTCGGTTGTATGACCAGCATAACGAACAGGTAGAAGCCACTTTGCGATACGTCAACAGAGTAAGCTGGTCGCATTTATTGAACCGAACGCTTTCTGTTTTAGACGTCATACAGGACAACCTTAATCCGAAGCGACCCGACGCCGTCGTAACGGCATTGAGGCTGATAGCCGAAATACTCAAACTGCGAATGACGTCGGAAGAAGAACGCAAACGCATGGAAGAGGACATCGCTTTGCGTTTGCGTATGTTAGAAGAACGCGGAGAAGAGATAGCGGAGTTACAGAGAATGGGAATAGTCAGGTTCAGGGAGATGGAGATAGCCAATGAGTGAAAAATCGCCACCAGTCGTCAGCGTGTCTGATATCACCAAAAAGCCTTATCTTTTCGTTATTCCGCCGAACGAAAAGATTTTGGCGTTTTGGAAAAGCCCAGCAAAGTATAAAGTGTTGCTTGGCGGAAACCGTAGCGGAAAAACGGAAAACTGTGCCATTGAAGTCATTTGGCATTTGCTGGGCGAACATCCGTTTTTGAAGGTTCCCGAACCGCCTGTTCGTTGGCGCATACATTTGGTAAACTACACCAAGATGAAAGAGGTGATAGAAGAAAAGTTTGCCAAATATTTGCCGACGTCCTGTTTATGGGGCAACACTTGGCGCAGTGCTTACAACCAGCGATATAATTATCTCAGGCTGAAGAACGGTTCTATTGTAACGTTCACCACGCAAAGGCACAGCATCCGCGAACTAGAGGGTGCTTCGCTACATGGGGTTTGGATTGACGAAGAGTGCCCAGAAGACCAGTTTAGGGCGATGCGGTTCCGTCTGCTGGACACTAACGGAAAAATGTTGGTTTCGGCAACGCCGTTAGACGGCATCACTTGGCTTTACGAACTGTTAGAACGAAGCAAAGAAGACCCTAACTATTTCGTTCAGCAGGTTTCTGTGTATGAAAACAAATACATTGACAAAGACGTCGTTGCCGACCTTGAAAAAGTGGTTACCGAACAGGAAAAAGACATTCGGTTATACGGCAAAATGCTTAATCAGTCTAGGCGTGTTTACAGCGGGTTTGACGAAACACGACACATTGTAGACATCACCGCTTTTCCACCGCCGAACGTTTTGTGGGCTGTCGGTTTAGACTGGGGTTGGCGACACAACAGCGCATTGGTGTATGCTTGTAAACTGGACGACGTCATTTACGTTCTTGACGAGTTTGTGATGAAAGGCGTTCCTTTGGGCGGACTTGGCGAAGAAATCGTTTCGTGGTGTTTGGATGCAGGTATTCCGCCGACGCGGATGCGGGTTATTTATGACGCACAGCTGAAAGCCGTTGACACCAACGGACAGCCCATGATACGTGTAGTGAACGCAACCAACCCGCTTAGGCTTATTCCTTCCACGAAACGAGAGGACAGCATAGCGGTTATCAACGAACTGTTCAGACGCGACAGAATATACATCAGCCAACAATGCACACGGCTAATAGAAGCACTGAAGCACTTTTACTATAGAAACAGCGTTAAATCAATGACAGAAGACGAACACAAAGACGTGTGCGACGCTTTTAGATACGTAGTGTATTATTTACGCATGATTGATTTTGACGATTTTGGGGACGAAGAAAACGACTTTATCGGTTCGCCTTCGGGTATAACAAAAATCATGGACGCTATTTTAGAACGGCGCACTGGAAACAAAGGCAACCCGTATTTAAGAAAGAGGTGATAATCATGTTTTTGAAACCCGAAGATTTATTCAAAGGACAGCAGATAACGCGAAAAATCACTGCTGTGGTGTTACACTATTCGGCAGTGGCTGGAAAGAAAACAGCAGAAGAGGTGAAGAAGCAGATAGAAGCCATTCGTCAAAGCCACAAGCAACGCGGATGGAAGGACATTGGTTATCACATCGGCGTTGACCTGTTGGGTAGGTATTGGTTGTTGCGTCCTTTAAACGAAGTAGGGTCTCACGCCAAAGGTTACAACTCTAACAGCATTGGCGTTGTGATGTTGGCGGACGCAGAACAGCTACAGTCTGCGCCGTTGTTAGAGGAAGCCGTGTTGCGTCTGTTTGGTTTTCTTTCTGTTAGGCTAAGAAACCCTGCTTTCTTTTTACACAAGCAGTTAAACCCAACGGAGTGTCCGCCTATACGCAAAGAGTTTGAAAACCGTTTGAGAACGCTTGGCTATTTGAGTGGTGGTGGTGTCAATGGAACGTAAAGAGATTGTGGATTTGTATCAGAACTACGTCATGGCGTATTCGCAACGGAACGACCTTATACGCCAATACCGAAAACAGGCGTATGCGGAAAGGTTCCAACGCGAACCTGCTGTAGAAGGTGGAAGCAACCTTCAGCTTCCGTTAACTCGTTGGATTTTGGACGTCATTTTGGAGAGGCTGTTTCTTTCCCTTTTCGGAACGCAGGATTTCGTTCGTGTTGTTCCCAAGTCCTTAGACGACGCCGACTTAGCGGAGGGTTTGGGTAAGATAATCAATCATTACGTTTACCCAGAGGCTTGTTATTCGGCTTTAAGCGACGCTTTGTTGCTTGGCGAAGGCGTTTTAAGGTTGGGCATTGAAATCTATGAAGAACGTTGGGGCAAAAAGAACAAGCGAAAACGTCCGTTTTGGGAATGGCTTCCTTTGGAGAACGTTTATTTCTTTTCGCCGTTACAGGACAGCCCAGAGAAACGCGGTGTTTTTTGGGTTCATTACGTGAAAAAGAAAACCGTTGCAGAGAACTTTGATGTTGACATAAAGAGTGTTCCTGAGACCCAAGAGACGCCGTTCTTTTTGCCAACGTCTGTAGAGGAGATGTTACCTGTCAGCATGTTCGCAGGCGAAGCGGAGGCTTTGACGAAGGTGGCTGAGTTTTACATTCCTGACGAAGAGTTGGGTTATCGGCATGTGGTTTACCTTCCTGACGCCGATTTGTTTCTTACTGATGAAAAATCCGTTTTGCCTTTTGACGGCGCACCGTTGTTCTTATTGCGTTTGTTCCCCTTTGGTAGCGGGGGCTTAGGTGCTTTACTTTCGCCGATAGAAGAAGAACTGACGGTGTATCACAACCAGAAAGTAGATGCCAACACCTTTAGGCTGATGCCTATCTATCGTGTTGTTTCCACGTCGCCTGCGCTGAGAGACAAAGAAAACTGGACTGCTGGTAAGAAAATCGTTGTGGACAGCCCAGACGACGTAACGCCTTTGCCTGTTCAGGAACTGGTAACCAGCGACCGCGACGAAAACTTTTTGTGGGAGTTAGCCAAGCTGGTGAGTGGCGTCAACGAACTGATGAGTGGAGTGCCTTCCGTGAGAGGCGACAACACCGCTTACGAAGTGGAGGTCGCGATGGCGGAAGGCAGTGTGCGTTTCAGAAGGTTCATTGTGTTTGTAGCGCAATGGATACGCAGGTTAATTCAGCATGAGTTGTTGCTTCTTCAGTTGATGGGAGACGAAGAGGAAATCGCACAGATTTGCTACCCCAAGCCAAATCCGTTACAGTTGATAGAACCTCTTGACATTCTTCACAGGTTTGTGTATAATTTCAATACGGTGCTGACCAACAGGCAGATGGAGATACAGAAGTGGATTTTGTTAAGAAACCTGTTAGCGCAGGAACCTTTGTTTGCAGAGAACCGTCAAGCGCAATGGTATCTGCTGAGACAGATACTAACGGCGTTTGATGTAGATTATCGGTTAATCATCGGGGAGAAACCAGAAGAACAGTCCCCGATAAATATACAAAGGCTAATCCAAACTTTACAAGGGGGTATGACTAATGCTGGACAGGTTTAAACAGCTTCTTGGAATAAGCGAAGCGTCTGAAGAAGACAACGCCGAACAGAAGCCAAAGAACGAAAAAGAAGAGGCAGACGCTGACGAAGTCGCAGGAAAAACATACGAGGACATCATTGCGGAGTTGGTTCAGCAGTCGGTAGAAGAAGCCAAGAAAGAAGAAGAAAAATACCGTGAGTTGACGCAGAAGATGTCCGAAGCCTCTGTGGAACCCGAAGCCAAACCACAAGAAGAGACCAAGCTTGAACTTGACGAAAACGCTACGGTCAACGACCTATTGAATGTTGTTTTAAAGGAAGTTGACCGAAAAATCAGAGAGGCTTTGGCGAACATTCCGCAGACGGGTTTAGTGGAAAGCATTGTGAGGGAAAACCCTTCTCTCAAGTCCGTTCAGGACGACGCTATGAAGATTGCGGAAAGGCTTCCTACCGAACTGCGCAAACGCGAAACCGTAGAGATGCTGATGTGGGCGTTGAAGGGTATGAAAGCCGAAGCGGAGAAGCGTTCTGTGCTTACCGAAGTGATGGAAAGCATCGTAGGCGAACGACGCAGAGAAAGCAACTTTGTGCCGTTGCCTTACTCTTCTGCCGAAATTGAGGGTTTAGCGAACAAACTCAAGTTAGACCCTAACAGTTTGAAAAAGCGACTTGTCAAAGAGTTTGCGAAGGGGGGTAGAGTGAGTTATGAAGAAGACTAACACGACAGCCGAAACGACAGCCGTTGCTATTGAAGAAAGCCCTGCAGTGGAACCAGAGACCAGCAACGTTTCTTCTTCGGTTTCTACTGTGGAAGCAAACGAACAGACCCTTTTTGATTTAATCGGGAAAAGCCCATTGAACCCCAAAGACCCAGACGACGGCTGGAGTTACTATTGGGGAGACGCCAACGATTACACTGGAAGCATTAGCAGGCTGAAAATGCGTGGTTACGAAGCCGTTCGTGTCGGTTCAGACGCCGAAATACCGACTTACGGCGGAGAACGAAGACCCGACGGCACTGTAGTTTACGGCAATTTAATTCTCATGAAACGACCGAAGGAGTTCTCTGACAAAGAGTTAGAAGCCAAACGGCGACAATATAAGCGATTGGCTAACCAAAAAATAGAAGAAGCTGAAGAGGACATGAAGAGAGAAGGTGCTGAACATCAGCCTAACCGACGCACCTTCTACTTCGCCGAAAATCCTTTAGCAAAGTAAGGGGGTGAAAAGAGATGTCTGTGTATCCTGCGGATTTTTCTGAAGTGAGACGCATGACGCTTAGTCTTGGAACGTTTCCCGAAGGCGCACTGAGGGCGGGAATGCTGTTCAGGTTAGACGCCACGAACGGCGGAGTAGCACCCGTTTTCGGCACAGGTGCAACCCGACCCACTACCGACGTGTTAAGTAACGTGAACAACCTTTACGGTGTTTCGCTGAACGGCGCAGAGGAAGCCAACGACCCCGTAGCGACGGGGCTTCCCGATTATGCAGGTCAGGCACATGTGAAGCGGGTTTCTGTTGCCGTTTGCGTTCCGCACAGGGAAATCGTTGTTTTTCCGATTAACAAAACCACTGGAGAGATTGATTACACCCAAGCTGTTGCTTCCAATATCGGTAGACCCGTTGGTATTTATTACAGAAACGTTTCCGTTACCGTTGGTGGAACCAACTATTGGGTGCATGTTGGCGGAACGGTAGGTGGAAGCGAAACAAGCGGGTATGTGGTTGGTATTACGCGGGACAGGCGTTTGATTGTGCGCATTGTTCGTAGCAAATGGGCAGAGTTAGCGTAATAGCGGAGGTGTGATGAGTATGTCATTTCTCAACATTGAACAAGTAGCACCCCGTGTATTGACAGGAATAGGCGAAACCGTTAACGTAGACGACTTCAACATCGTAACGGGTATTGGAAAATACAGAGGCTGTTTCGTTCGTATGCGCAAACGAAGTGGAGACGACACGAACCTGCCTTTTGATACCCTCTTTTTGGCTAACGGTGCGGGTTGGCGACCTACCGAAACGGCGGGTGGTTTCAGCTACAGCAACAAGCCGTTTGGCATTATCGGCAGTTACCCAGAGAAAATCAACGAACCCGACAGCGGTGGCATTCACGGCAAACTGACCATTCATCTTTTAGGTGGCAGACAGCCTATTTATGTAGGTTTCCGTTACGTAGACAACGATTATAACATCGTTCAGCCGACAGAAAGTTTAATAGGCAGACGGCTTTACATACACGGCAAACAGGTAAACGTTGGTGGAACCAACTATATCGTTCCAGTGGCTTCGCTAACGGCTGTTACTGGTGTAGACCCGTTTTATGTAGACGACGTTCTTTTGTCGGCAACACTGGTTAACGGTTTGGTCGGTTCCCAGAGAGACTTAGGTTGGGTCGTTTTGGCTTTAGACCACAACTTTATCAGCGAACCGTATTGGTATTCGTAGTTTGTTTGTTGTTGTTTTGGTTTCCGTTTGGGGTAGCCTGACGGCTACTCCAAACGTTGAAAAAATCGTCATTGTTAGGTATAATAATTACATGCGGGGGTGATATTGATAATGGCAAAGCAACCGCCTTTAGGCACAGGTGAAAGGTTTAAGCAGCTAACCGCCAAACTCAGGCGTCGTGGCGTAGACGACCCAGAGGCTTTAGCTGCGTGGATTGGCAGAAAAAAGTATGGCAAAAAGCGTTTCCAAGAGTTAGCCCAGAAGGGTCGGAAACGCTAAAATAGGGGGTGAAGATTTATGATAACAAGCGGACAGCTTAACTTGTTGCGTGTGGGTCTTACTGAAATCTTAATGCGTGAGTTTCAGAAGCCCAACATTTACGGTCGCATTTACGAGGTAGAAACATCGGACAAAGAATACGAGGAGTATCAGCACATTGTCGGTTTGCCTTCGCTTCCTGAATGGGACAGCGACGGCGCAGAGTTGCCGTTTGTAACGGCTTCTAACGGTTACAAAGTGTTGTTTGTGCATAAGGATTACGGTTACGCTTGGGCGATTTCAAAGCGACTGATGCGTGGAGACCAGTATCAGGTTGTAAGCGGACGCCTGACGCGAACTGCTGTTAGGGCGTCTCAGAACACCATTGAACTGTTGACCACTGCTTTTTATGCTACTAATCCGACTTGGGTGGACGGGAAGCCGTTGTTTGCGACCGACCATCCGTTTGAGGGCGGAACTTATAGCAACCGACTGAATGCTGCTTTAGACGACCTCTCTTTAGCTGAAGCCTTGAGACTGTTCCGCAGGGCTGTTGATTGGCGTGGCAACCCGATTATGATTGAACCTGCCGTTTTGATGGTTCCGCCTGAGTTGGAAGTGAGGGCAAAGGTTCTGGTAGGCAGCATGGCGTATCCGTCCGCTTCAGGTTCGCCGTTCCAAGCCAATGCGGGAACCGTTAACCCGTTTAAGGGCACTTTAGACGTCGTTGTCAATCCTTATTTGACCGACACCAACGACTGGTTCATCTTTGCGTCGCCTGAAATCGGTTCTCTGAAGTTCTTCTGGAGACAGAAGCCTGAAATCGTGACAGAAAGAGACTTCCGCACACAGGGCATTATGAATGCCATTACAATGGCGTTCAGCTTCGGTGCAGTAGACGTTCTCGGTATGGTAGGTTCCAGTGTGGCTTAGCGTTGACGGGGATGGCGGTCTAGAAAAACGATGAAAAGGGGGAACTGGTAACAATGATAGAAAGCATTTACGAATGGGATTTTTCTTGGATAAGCGTTTTAGCTGGTGCTATCGGTGGTTTCGTCAACGCCGTAGTCTCCAGCGACGCTTTTGTTCTTCCGTCTGTTAGCGGACGCAAAATCTTTTGGGCGTCGTTAAAATCCGTGATTGTTGGTGCTTTCGTTGGTTTTGTGGTAAACACACATCCTGTTTTCTCTGCCCTCATGGGCTACAGTGGAACAGATGTGTTGCACATGGTGGAACGCAAAATCAGAAAGAAACTAAGCGTCGGCGAAGCGGAGACTGACACCTATGCTTGAACGTCTTTTCAAAAAGCACCTTCGCAAATGGTTAGAAGAGAGGGCTTTACGGTTACCCGTGTCGGAACGAAAGAAAATAGCCCAGAGGCTTCGTGTGGACGAAGAGTTAGTCCAAGCCGTTGAAGAAGCTATTGTCATTGAAGTTATTCGCAGATTAGATTTGTAACTGCCCCTGAGTTTTTCGTTTCGTTCCCCCTTTGAAGGGGGAACTTTTTTATTGTGGGTTTCGTCTAATAAACAAAACGCTTACAGAGAGAGGCGTAGTATGAAAGAGAGGACAGTTCTCAAAATACACATTAACCGTCAGTTGCCGAATGATTGGGGTTACGTTTCCGTTACAGTTGAAGAAGGGATATACGAAGACGACCGAAGAGTTCCGCTTGTTTACACCTTCATTTGCAAAAACCTAGAAGAAGCAAAGGCTTTGCGTAACGAGATACTTTCTCGTTACCCTGACGCCATAGAAGAAATCAGACAAGAAGTGAAGGGAGACCTGTAAAAATGAAAAACGCAACCGATTACTGCGACGTCTGTTGCAGGGAAGTGCCCAAAGCAGAGAAGCGCAAAGTAGCAGGCGTGGAGATGTCTTTTTGTCCTTACCACGTCAGGCGTTTCTTTGCTTTCCATCCGTTCATTTACATTGACGGATGGACTGGAACCGATGAAGACGTCGGCGAACTGAACGATAACGTCGTAGTGGTTTCGTGTCGTTCTACGCCGTTAGACGAAGCGTTTCCTGAAGAGTATTCGGCGATGCTTAGCGTTCTGCGTCATGCTTCAAGTGCCTTATATGGCGACCGCACAGAACGACGCGGAATGATTTACATCGTATTGAACTCACCACTCACAGTGTCGGCTTGGTATGGCGGTTTGCTTCCCGACCTGTCGCGTAACTTTGTGCGTCCTGCCGTCTGGGTGAACAGTTTAGACTACACCGTTCGCATAGGCGAAGCCGTTTTAGGCATACGAAAGTTCATCAACATGCAGAAAAACGCTTTTCCGCCGACGCAGGTGTTTCAGTTTAGGGGTAAGCCCAGCCCAAAGACGATGTTGAACATGGCATGGAACCTATGGCGCAGGCAACACGAAGCGTATTTATTACGCAGAAGCCAAGCCGAAGATTAGGCACAAAACAGCAAAGGGGGTAAACGAAATGAAGTCTCTAAACAAACCTGAGGTTAACGTCACATTAAAACCAGAACGCTGTTCCGTTCATTTTAGCGACGGCACTTTGTTAACGGTTACTGTTGACGGCGCAATAAGTTTCAAAAACGCCGAAACGTCGTTTGCGTATGAACCGTCGCGTTTAAAAAAGAACCAGACCAGTCTAGAAAGCTTAGACGAAACCGTTTTTACTTCCAAAACGATAAATCTCAGGGAAGGTTTCTTTTTCAACATTCGGGTAGAAAAAACCGAAAGGCTAAGAGTAGACGTTTTCTTCTCTGAGGCAGACGAAGCTGGAACATTGGTTAGCGGTTGCTTCATCACAAAAGAAGCAACGTCTGCTAACGACTGGGCTGTGAGTTTCGTCAACAGCGACAGGTTCCTTATCAATCTGTCGGAAGTGTTGGTCACCGAATAAGCCAAACGCAACAGAAAGGGGGCAACTCCAATGCAACGACCGATGGAACTGACGCTGTTCCAAAACGACTGGGTGTTGAAGACCAACCATGTCGCTATTCGTTTCGGCAAAGACAGGGTGTTTTTTGAAGAGAACGGCGGAATAGAGATAACGGCAACGCCGTATGGTTTCGTAACAGACCCGCAGACGCTGTTGACGCAGACCTATGTGAAGAACGAAAACGAAAGCGCATGGTGGTGTCAGCTACACGAACAGCGTTTGCTTTTGCGTGTGGCGTTTCGTAGAAAGCCCTTAGGCAGGCGTTTTTACGAAATAGACGCTGTCGTTGAAAACGAAGGCAACGAAGAAGACGTTGCTTTTCGGTTGCGGTTAAAACTAAACAACAACGGCGACATTGATTACTTTTTTGTTTCCGACACACGTTTAGTTGACGATTTTCTGCGCAGGCTAATGTTGTTGCTGTTGTGGAAGCAACAGACTGTGCAGATGTCCAGTGTGTAACACACACACAATTACAGCAGAGGCGGAGACTGACGGATGCCGTCTCTGCTTTTTTTGTGTTTGTGGAAAGGCTGGAAAACCGTCGGAAGCGGGTTTTTATATTAATATAAGTGTAAGGTGCTTTACGGGTATTTATACTTGTTTTTGCCGTAAGGTCTAAAGAAGCCGTTCGTTTTGAGGCATAATAAGAATGGAAAACCAAAAACCAAAAGGGGGATACGAAAATGTTCGGACGTTTCTTCAAGCAAAAGCAAAACCAGTTAGACGCCTATGGTGTAATGTATCTGCATGTTCAGAAAGACGGTAAGCCGTTTTGCATTCTGAACATCGGGAATGCCTTATGCAGAGTGATAGGCGAAACTGGTTACGGCATTACGTTCGTTCCGAAGGAGAAACGGTTTTGCGTCTGGGGTACGCATGACTGGGACTTCGGAAACTTGGAACAGGAACAGAGACTGTTGAAACTAGAAGCGAACACCAAGCAGGCAGAAGAAGCCGAAGAAACCGAAGAAGAGTTAGCCAAACCCGATGTGTATTCTGTCGTGGAACAGAACACCCTCATTCGGGTGCTT